AGCAGACAACCTCATCCCGTTCAGCGAGAGAAGCAAGGAAGAAGCAAGGGAGTGCGGACGTGCCGGCGGCATTGCGTCAGGCATTGCACGGCGGCGAAAACGGAGCCTGAAGGAGGCTGCCGACCTGTACCTGTCGCTGCCGGTGTCGGATAAACGGAAGTGGAACAGGATCGCGGCGCGGTATGTGGAGCCGGAGGACATCGACAACCAGATGGCCATCATCGTCCCCGCCGGGGACTACGGCAGGGAAGCGAAGCTCATCTCCGAGGTCGAGGAGCTGAGCCGCACCGTCAGCATCACGGGGCTTGCCAACATCAAGGCCACCGACGAATACTACC